GAGTTTTTTGAATATTCGGGTACTGAATTTCAAAAGGTCAAGAAATCGTCTCAAAGCAAAGTAAAAACAGCTATCAAAAATGGAATAGCAATGACAGTAAGCAATATCTTTTCAAGATTGAAAGATACTGATGCTCAAACTTCTAAAAAAGACATGTTGAACAGGTCAAATAAGAATTTGAACAAGGGTATCAAGGATACTCAAGGTGAAATCAAAAACCTTTGCAACATTTCAAGAAAGTGCACCAACAAGCAGTTTATAAAAGCATGTGATGAAGCATATTCAAAAATCGTTGCAGGAACCAATGCTGACAAGGCCATTGAATCCTCAATCAGAAAGCTTTCTCAAAAAGGTATTGAAGTAGTTGGTTATACTGATCATACAACTTCAATGGATACTGCAGTTAAAAGAGCAGTTACAAGTGGTGTCAATCAAACGTCTTTGAAATTTAAAATGGATAACTGCAAAGAGTTGGGTATCAACATTGTAAAGACTTCAAGTCATGGCGGTGCTCGACCATCCCATCAGGAATGGCAAGGTAAATTATTTTATCTTCATACTCCTGTAAAAGGTCTACAGAACTTTAAAAAGGCAACGGGATATGGCCGTGTTGATGGCCTAGGTGGAGCAAACTGTAGGCATTCTTTTTATGAGGTTACTGATTATGAGTATAAGAACAATCTAGTCGATACCGAAGAATTTGACAAGAACAGGAATGATGATCAATACGAGCTGGAACAAAAGCAAAGATATTATGAGCGTCAGATTCGTTCTTGGAAGAAAAGAAAGAATATTCTTGATGAATGTGGTGTAGATTCCACCAAAGAAGCTAAAAAGATTAGAGAATGGCAAGATAAACGTTCTCAATTTATTAAAGAAAGCAATATCCAATTCAAGAAAGAACATGGTATTGATAACGTTCTTAAAAAGGCTTATCCAAGAGAGAAAGTATTTAACAATAGCAAATTATCAAACAAAAAAGGCAGTAAATTATACCATGACGACGAATGGCTACCATTCAATTTTAAACCTAAAAAGGAAGATAAACCTAAAATAAAAATGATTACCAATTCAGATGAATTTGTTGAAAAAATGATGAAAAAAGTGACCATCGAAAGCGATAATGATGATTTTAAAGAAGGAATAAAAAAAGAAATTAAAATCATGCATGAAGAAGCTACAAAATTCTTGATAAATAAGAAAATTCCTATTAAACAATCAGATACAGAAACAGCATATGATAGTAGCGTGAATACTATCTTTGTAGCTCAAAAACATTTAAAGCCTGGTACCTTAGCGCATGAAGTAGGTCATGCTTTGGTTGATAAAAACAATTTATATGAAAATGAAGAATTGGCAATAATCATGAAAAATGTTGTTGCTAACGCTAAATATGTAGTTAAAAAGAAAGATGATGAATACTTCATCTATTTACATTCAGATAAATTTGTTCGTAATTATCAGGGTAAAACATATATAAATGTTACAAAAAAATACAAGAATCTAAAAAAAGGTGAACATTTAAAAATTGGTGCTTTTGATTATAGAAAATTAGAAGAATATGTCAGTGTTGGCTATGAAACTTTTGTAAGCAATCCTCAATTGTTATATGATAAAGATAAAGAATTGTATGATTTCTTTAAGAAAGGTGGATTGTTCAATGAGGTCACAAAAGGAAAAAAATAAGGAAATAGAAATTGAAATTGAAGGTAATCTCGAAGATTTATTGACTGAAGAAGAATTAAAACAGCTTGAGGAAGATGAATATTTAGATGGAGGACCAGGATACATTCCTACCTGGTCAAGTTGCTATAAACCAAAAGAAAAGAAATAACATATTAAAGCAAGAAAGGGATGAAATAGAATGTCTGCAATTATAAAGTATCCAGAAGAAATTCAAAAATGCTTAGATATTTATGAGCCTTATGCCATTCAAATTTATGAAGGAAAATTAGAAGGCGTCCCTCAAGAAGCAATTGATGCGTACAACAAAGCAAAAAAATGGTTTTGGGAACAAAAACAGTAAAAATAAGTCAACGAAAGTTGGCTTTTTCTTTTGCTCAAAATCAGGAGATATGATATGAAAACTGTAATCAAAGTATTGTTCATTCTTTTAATTGCTTTAAAACTTATTGATCTATTCATTTGTGGGTTATGGAAAATTCTTATCCCACTTTTTATTTTCAGCTTAATTATGGTTATTGCTTTTGTTTTAGAAATATTTTAGTAAAAAAGGAGAAAACAAATGGGTTCAGATGAATTTTTAGATTTATGTAAAAAAGTAGTCAGAGAGTACACAGAAGAACATCTTGATAAAACGGATGGCAAAGTTGATTTTGATGTTTATGCTGTTTGGAGTTGCAAAGCGTTACAAAATAGTAAAGCATTAGCATCAACATCTCTTTCGGATGGAATGTACTATGAATTAACTTACAACGGAGATAAGAAAGAACTTTATTTAGATGCTTATAAGAAATTTGAAAATAGATGCATCAAGCTAGGAGGAAAATAAAAATGAAATTTGAAAGAGCATTTAAGTTTATGATGCAAAGCGGAGAAAAAATCAAGCTTCCAAGTTGGGGCGGATATTGGTATTGGGACAATGAAAAGAAAACAGTAATCATGCATACCAAAGATGGAAAAGAAATGGATATTAGAGAAACTGAAAGAGTTATTTATACGTTATATAATATTCTTGATGATGGATGGATTCTTGCAGATGAAGAAAATTGCCCAGAATTAGGTGGAGAAGCTACTTTTGGTTTTGATGAAGCTATCAAATATCTAAAAAGAGGAATGAATCTTGCTAGAAAAGGATGGAATGGTAAAGGAATTTTTATTCATTTATGTGAAACAGATGCAACAACAAATCCTTTTGTTTGTATAGATTCATCTAATTTACAAACTGATAATCTAGATGCAAAGAAAAATATTGTACCTTGGGCACCATCACAAACAGATATGTTAGCGGATGACTGGGTATTTTTTGAATAGGAGGATGTTATAAATGAAACTATTCATTAGTCAACCAATGGCAGGAAAAACGGATAAAGAAATCCTAGATGAAAGAGAAAGGATTTTACACAATGTAAAAGAATTATTTCCTGATAAAGAAATTGAAGTGATTGATTCATTCTTTGATGGTGAACCAAAAACGCCTCTTTGGTGTCTAGGAGAATCCATCAAGCTTTTAGGTCAAGCTGACATTGCTTATTTCTGCAAGGATTGGGAAAAGTATCGAGGATGCTGTATCGAACATGAATGTTGTGTTAGATACTCAATTAAACATATAGAGGAGTAGGAACGAAAAATTCTAACGGGCGCAATTTTGCGCTGGTTAATATTCCTTCATAATTACGAATCTTTTTCAATAAGTCTTTATGTTTGATTTCAATTATGGTTAGCACTATTGAAACAATATGAAAAGATGTGAAATGATATAACACCAATTAAATTGGTTGTTAACCGCATTTTTACGTGATAGAATACTTATGAAAAGAGTAGAATAAATATGTGGAGGTGGGATTATGACTTATCAAGCATTACCTGTTAGCTTTTTCGAAAATCTTAAAACACAAAAAAACGCTAAAGTTGATAATGATGAAGTTGTTCCATTTCAATTTAGCGAAAAAGTGTTAAAAGGAGAAAGTAAAGTAAAAGCTACTTTACCAAAGAAAAAGAAATGTGCAGAGTAGGAGATATTATTTTAATTAGAAAATATATTGGAGAAGATGGCACACGTCAAAGAAATCATCCTTTCATTGTATTGAATGACAGTGAAGGTAAAATTGAAGGTTTGCCATTTGATCTAACATGTTCAGTCATGTCTTCTTTTAAAAACGAAGAGCATCGAAAGAAGAAACTTTCAATGAAGCAAAATTTAGAAATTACTGTTGAAGATGGGGTTAAGAAAGATGGCTTTATTAAAGCTAATCAAATTCATTATTTTCAAAAAGATAAACTTGATTATATTGTAGTCGGTTCGGTAACTCCTGAATTATTTGCTGAACTTATGAAATTAATTGAAGAACTTTTTAAGGATGAAGAAATATTGGTAAATACTTCTAATCTTTAGAAATTATCAAGCCACGAATAAGTGGCTTTTTATTTTGGATGAAACAATATGAAAAGGTATGAAAAGGTATAAAAAAATAAAAAAGCTCCTACTCATTTGAGAGGAAGCTAAAGTGCATATCATCTATTACAAAATTATCATATTTTAAAGTATCAGTAGTATATTTATCAATTAATGATTTAACAACAATTTCGTAAGTATCTGCATCAATTGTTTTATCGTCATAAATAGCTTTTACTTTTGACCATTTTGTTAAAAATTCATTTAATATAGGATTTTTGACTATTAAAGACATATCGTATTCATCTTGAGAGTAATGATACTCTTCTATGTCAATATGAATAGATTTACAGATATTTACTATTAAATTGAAAATATCAGAATATGATGAGAAATCTTTTGTTTTATGAATATCAGAAAGTCCGCAAAGCCAATCTATAGAAATATTGCATTTTATTGCGATATTGTACAAAGTATCAATATTGGGTGTTTTTGATCCGTTTTCATATGAAGAAAGTGTAGTTTGAGCTACGTTTATTAAATCTCCAAATTGGCTTTGCGTTAAATTCATAGACTCTCTAAGTTCTTTTAATCTTTTTGCTAGTATTTGTTCGTTCATATTTACCACCTTTTTATTATATTATAAATAGTTTTTAATAAAAATAAATACAAGTTAATAAAAAGTATTAAATATTATTGACTAATTATATTTATAATTGTAAGATAATAAACGTAAATGAAAGGAGGGACAGCTATGAAAAACTTAATACTTAAAATCGATGAAGAGTTACATAAGCAAATAAAAATTCGTGCCGCTGAAAATGGTCAAACCATAAAAGGCTATATAACCACATTGATAAAAAGAGATTTAGGTATAAAAAAATAGAGAGATGTCGACTAAAACAATCCTCTCTATTAAACCATCTAGGCAAATGCATTTTAACATTATTTGCCTAGAAATTCAATCAAAAAGAAAGAGGTAAAAGTTATGTTAGAAGAATTAGACAATTTGTTTGAAATGTTATCAGAAATTGAAAATAAATTAACTGACTTAGAAAGAATTAATTCAATGGTCATTGTTACATGTGATGCATGTGAAAATGGTAATGATATTAAATATGATGTTTCAAATGTCATGATGTTAATTGAAGACCAAATTGACATGGTGGAAGAAGATATTAGATCAAATGTTTCAAAGTGTAATGCTTTAACAAGAAACATTCAAGAAACAATTAAAAAAGGAGATTGTCAATATGGAAGAACTACAAATATTTAACAATGAAGAATTTGGAAGTGTTAGTTGTTTAGTGATTGACAATGAACCTTGGCTTGTTGGTAAGGATGTTGCTAGTGCACTTGGCTTTAAAAATACAAAAGATGCGTTAAAAAATCATGTTGATTCTGATGACAAGCGATTAATTCAAAGGTCGGATTTGGCGACCATTGAAAATCATCTGCCTAAAGATGTATTTCCTATTAATTTTGTACAAGCAATTCCAAATAGAGGTTTAACATTTATTAATGAAAGCGGAGTTTACTCATTAATTTTTGGTAGCAAACTTCCAAACGCTAAGAAATTTAAACATTGGGTAACAAGTGAAGTTCTTCCAACGTTGAGAAAGACTGGTTCATATGCTAAAGTACCAACTGACCCAAGAGAATTGCTTATGTTGACAATTAAAGCCCATGAACAAACAGCTCAAAGGGTTGATGTTCTTGAAGAAAAGGTATCTGATTTAGAAAAATCAACAACGATTGACAGTTCACAACAATATACGCTTGAAAGAATTGCTAAAACAACTGTAATTAGTGCACTAGGCGGTATTGATTCAAGAGCTTACCAATTAATGAGCAGAAAGCTTTTCAGTAGCATCTGGAGAGACTATAAAAAGTATTTCAAATTAGGCTCATATCGAGATACACTAAAGACTGATTATGAAAATGCTAAAAATTATTTGGAATCATGGTCACCTGAAGTCAATATAAGCTTGAAAATAAAAGAATATAACAGTCAGTTGGCAATGAATTTGGATTATAACAATTAAATATGAATATTAAGCGAGTTCCAAAGACTCGCTTTTTCTATACGCAATTTTAGAAGAAAGGAGGTGTTTTTCGATGGCTGAAGGTTTGAGACCACATCATCATCAAGAATTTGAATATCATACTATTCAATATTTTGATAAGAAAAGACACGTTATTGTTAAGAAAATACAGTATATGTGTATGATTTGCGGTCGTGTTCGTCATGAAAAATACGATTGCTATGTACCACCGCCTAAAAGCAAAACAAAAGCACTAGAGAGAAATAAAAGGAAATACGGCAATAGAAGCTGATATTTCCTTTTTTTGTACCCAAAAACTGAAAACAACATAGCAACACATGAAGAAAACAAAAATTATGAGGTGGGCAACTCGTAAAACTGCAACCACACAGGCTGATGCGACCAGCGTACTAAAGCGTAGTGAATGAAAGGATCTTATGAAAAGAGAATTTTTAAAGAATTTAGGATTAACAGATGAACAAGTTAATCAAATCATGACTGAAAACGGTAATGACATTGAAAAATATCGCAAAGAAGTCGAATCAAAGACAAAAGAGCTAGAAACATTGAACACAAAATATGAATCAGCTCAAAACTCCTTGAATGATGCGAACAAGCAAATCAAATCATACAAGGATATGGATATTGAAGGCATCAAGAATTCAGCTGCTGAATGGGAAAAGAAATATAAAGATGAAACTGCAGAATTGAACAGTAAATTGACTCAACAAGAAAGAGACTTTGCTACTAACTCATACTTTGCAGGAATGAACTTTACTTCTGAAAGTGCCAAACGTGGAATCATTTCTCAATTCAAGGAACAAAATTTTGAATTAAAAGACGGCAAATTCATTGGAGCGGATGAATATATCAAAGGTTTGAAAGAATCGGATGCAGGAGCATTCGTTGTTGAAAAACCAAAAGATGAACCTTCATTACCAACATTTACAAAAGGTACTGCTTCTAAAGGAGCACCAGGTGGAGAAAACAATGCAAATGCATTCGGTTTCCATTTTGCAGGTGTTAGAGCAATGCCTAAAGAATAAAAAATCAGGAGGAAATTAAACTATGGCAGCAGTAAACTATGCACATGCATATCAACAAGCGTTAGAACAAGCTTGGCCTTATGCGCTTTATTTCGGAGATTTATTCAATACTCCAAATAACCAAAAATATAGATGGGTCAATGCAAGAACAATTGAAATTCCAACATTAGAAACTACAGGACGTGTAGATTCAACAAGAGATACAATTGCCACTGCATCTAGAAATTACAATAACGCATGGACACCATTAACTTTAACTAATGAAAGAAAATGGTCTACATTGGTACATCCAAAAGATATTGACCAAACAAATTTGGTTGCTTCAATTGGTAATATCACTGAAACATTCAACCAAGAACAAAAATTCCCTGAAATGGATGTATATTGTGTTTCTAAAATCTATGCTGAATATCAAGAATTAGGTCAAACTCCTATTACTGATGAAATCACAGCAGCAAATATCTTAGAATATTTCGATAAGATGATGATTGCCATGGCAGAAGCACGTGTTCCATCTACAGGAAGAATCTTATACATCACACCAGTTTACAACGCAATGTTAAAACAAGCTGAAAAATTAGCTAGAACTGTCATTATTGGTGATGCTGAAAATAAATTAAACAGAACTATCGCTAACTTAGACTTGGTTAAAATCGTTGAAGTTCCATCAGAATTAATGAAAACTGTTTATGACTTCACACAAGGATATAAAGCTGCAGGTTCTGCAAAACAAATCAAAATGTTCATGGTGCATCCATTAGCAGTCATTACACCAATCAACTATGAATTTGCTAAATTGGATGAACCATCTGCAATGTCTGAAGGTAAATGGGTCTACTATGAAGAATCTCATGAAGATGTATTTGTTTTAAAGAAAAAAGTAAATGCAATCCAATTTGCAGTTGAAAAATAATAAAGAGGAGGATGATCTATGTCACAAGTAAGAAAAGGAAATAGAATCCTTACAATCGAGCCACATAGAGTTGATGACTATGTTGCTCGTGGTTATGATCATATTGATGAAGAATCTGGTGAAGTCATTAAAAAAGGTGACCCAGTTTCTTTAGCAGATTTTAAAAGAGAATATTCATCTTTAAAAGCACAAATTAAAGAAAAAGATGCAAGAATCGTTGAATTAGAAGCACAAAATGCTGAATTGACAACAAAAGTCGAAGAATTAGAAGCAGGTGCTAAAACTCCAGCAAAAGCATCTAAAGCTAAGAAAGATACAGTAGAAGAATAGTATGAAGGTTTCTTATGAATATTACGTAGATACATTCAAAGGAAAAATATGTCAGCCTGAATTTGAACCTCTTGTTGAACCAGCAATTGATTTAGTCAAGGGTTACGCTGAACAATTCATTGCACCATGGGCATTAGAAAAAAATATCGATTATTACTGTTTGGAGCTTAAACGAGCAGTATGCTATCAAATCGATTATCTTCGAGCAAATGGTGGTTTGAATGCTCTAAATGGCACAAGCGATTTGGACTTGCAAAGCGTATCAAAAGACGGATTTAATTATAGCTATGGCGATAGGGGCAACAAATTCAATGGTGTTCCTTTTTCATCCGTTTCAGCTTATATGATTAAAAGTGAATTGAGAAGAAAAGGTCTTATGTGCAGAGTGGCCAAACGATATGATTAGCTCTCCTCGTATTTTAAGACCTTTTACTGTTACTTTGATTCATAAAGTTGATGAAGATACTTTTATTCCATACGTTCTTGAAAACGTTGGCTTTGATGAAAACTATGGCATTACACAATCAAACAAGGGTATTTCTGATGCGGACAGTGTTCTTTTAACGATTGATTTGAGTGACTGTGGTGAACTTACATTTGTTGATCAGCATGAATACAAGTCAAAAAAGAATACTTTTACGATTGGAAATGAAGATTATTTTGTCTTGGATGTGGTAAAAGAAACGGACTATGATGAATTGAAAAAAACAACAAATGTCTATTCAATCAATAAATATGCCTGTTATCGCCCTCCAGGAACAAAAGACATTCAATTTATTGAGGTGTATGCTTCTTGAAGATTTCTGTTGATGTTGACTTTTCTCAAGTAAAAAAAGATTTGGAAGGGACAAAGGATAAAGCTTATCAGACTCTTAAGAATGCTGTAATAAGAGATACTGATCCTTACGTTCCTTTTTCTAATCTAGATAATCGTACTCACTTAAGAGAAACACCTGGTATTGGTGATAGTGCCAAAGAAAAGAAACAAGTCATTTACGATACTGATTATGCGCAACACGTTTATAAAGGTACAGGGATGAACTTTGACAAGTCACGCCATCCAAAGGCAACGGCCAAATGGTTTGAAAAATCAAAGAAAGCAAACATCAAGAAATGGATTAAAAGTATAGAGGACGTGTTTAGAAATGAAAAATAAATCAAATAAAAAACTGACATATGAAGAATACAACAGGGTATTGGATTGTATCTATGACTTTTGCAAGAAGTTGGATATTCAAAATGTACAAAAAAACATGTGGAAATTAGATTTCTTTACTTCAAACAAGGATGACCAAATCATGGTTCAAAGAATATCTAATCGTGCTGAAAAAATAAATGAAAACATCATAGGAGGCTATACTGCTGTATTGCCTTTTTATATTAACTTTCAATCAGGTGCTAAAACTGAAAAGAGTGTCAAAAAAATTACGGATGTTCTGGATGATTTAGCAAACCAATTTGAAATGGAAACAATGAATAAATTTGAAAACATTGTTTTTCCTGATGATATAGTTCCACAGAAATTAGAAATGATTGCCAATCCTGGTGTTGAAACCTATGACAATGGCATTGCTAATTTTTCAGCACTTTATCAATTAACTTACTACAAGAAAGGAGCTTTTGAATAATGGCACAAACATTAAGAAATACTGTAGTAAACCGTCATGAAAACCTACACTATGTCAAATTCGATGGTGTATCAAAGCCTGTATTGGCTGGTACTGGTTTAACGGATTGGACTCAAGCTGTAGATCCTTCAACAGATGACGGACAATATATCAATGAAAAGACTTCTCACTCAAACATGATGGCATACACACCATCGGTTTCATATTCAGGTGAATTGATTCCTGGCAATGAGTTTGTTCGTCATATCTATGAAGTTGGTAAAAAAGAAATTATTGGTTCCATGTTTGATGAATATGAAATTGAAACATGGGCACCTGTTGAAGGTTCAACTGGATGTTTTGCAGCACATCACAGACAATATGAAATTCAACCATCTAA